GAACAATATAGGAACGATTACCAACAAAAGAGATCTACCGTGGACATTTAAAGAAAAATATTATGAATTATTAGAATTAAAAGAACGATGTGAATTCCAAAATAATATTAATTATTAAAGATAGTTTTTCAATATAAAAAACGAGATAGATTATCAACCCGTTTTATACCCAAAGATACATTAGAATCTATCCAGAGCAGTGCCTTGACTATTTAAATAGGGCTTTGAAATGGAAAACGAAACTCATTGGAAAAGATACAAGAAATCATATTATTTTGTATCGAAAGACTATGAAATATGGTCAAAATTATCAAACAAAATTCTCAAACAATATAAAAATAATCGTGGATATTGGTATGTAGATTTATATGTTAACAAGAAAAAAGAGCGTTGGCTTGTATCAAGGTTAGGCGCATTGCTTTGGAAGGGAAAAAGCAGCTTACAAGCAGCACATATTGACCACAACAAAGACAATAATTCAGATTTGAACATTAAGTATAAAACTCAATCTGAAAATATCAAAGATGATTTTGAATGTGGTCGTAGAAGTCATAAAGGAGAACGACACCCACAAGCAAAATTAAAAGATATACAAGTTAAAATATTAAGAGAGAAACACGATAATCACGTTGCTGTAATTATGGATAAGTATATTGACAAAGATAAGAAAAAATTTGAAAATTATATGATTTACAATTTTACAATTGAAGAACTTTGTGAATTTATAGGAATTCACAAAAGGACATATCAGGCTGCGATAGAAAAAAGAGAAACATTTAAACATCTATTAGCAGGGGGCACGGAGTAAATAAAGGGGAATTAACTTAATTATTCTAAAGTGGGCAAGTACTACTAACCCACAGTGATAAGCTGCTGGCATGGGGGTTAATATTAATCTATCGGTTCGCATCTTATGCCAGTTAGCTTAATTATATTGTTATATTTTTGGGGTAGTTTAATGAAAACTGTAAGAGATAAAGTAATGAGATGTGTAATAAAACATTACAGGATGTATCACACAGGAGCCACCGTTTCTGATATAGTTGAATTTGAACAAATTGACGATTACAAAGATGTTGAGCAAAATTTGAAAGAACTAACCACTGATGGATGTGTGAGAGAAAAACATTCTGAATTATATTCTGGTGAAATAATATACTACCCAACCGAAAAGGGAATGGGTGTAGTCAAGCTAACGGATAATAAAAGGAAATAATATGAAAAAAAACTTACTATCTGCAGCTATTTGTATTAATGCAAACGGCAAGCATACTTTAATTGATTGTAGTGATGATATTTATATTGCTAAATGTGAAAATTGTGGAGAACGATTTGTATTAGTTAGTGAGACTGCGTTTAAAAAAATAAATGTGACTCCAGTTGAAAGGAACTTAATTAATCTTAATTAAATGGCGGATTTTCCCGTTCTATGCAATTGTTATATTTTTGGAGTGGAGGGGTAACTTTGGAGAAAAATAAGTTGAATAATTTAATAGATTGTTATGAAATAGAAAAAAATAAATATACAAGAACAAGTGATGAAAATCCACGATATTTGATTAGAAAATTTATTAATGATTTAAAAAAATTACGTGATGGGAAGTCAGGCTAACTTACAAGGCTCACCGGTTTTACGGCGGGGAGAGAATAAATAGAAATACTGATTTTAATTAGTTTATTGGGATATAAGATAGCTGACGATATAAAAAAAGCTAAAGAACAATTATTTGAAGATTTAAAAAAAGAATTAACAAAACAATTTGCAAAGTGGAGTGGTAAATGGCACAAGAATTATTAAACTGTCCAAATCCAAATTGTAAAAGCAAAGAAGTATTTATATCAGGTGATTTAAATTGGGCGAAAGAATTTTGGATTGAATGCGAAGATTGTGAAATGACTGGCCCAAAAGCAAAAAAACAAATTTATGCAGCAAAAGCCTGGAATTCTTTATTGCGACCTGGGGAGGAGAAGTCAAACTACCGGTGCTGCGTTTAAGCTGCGCCGTAACTAACTAATAACTTTAAAATAACCGCACTAACCAGGCGTCAAGCTTAAAATGCTTGGTTAGTTTGCGGAGGGAGAAGCTATGGGATTAACAGATGTTGATTTAGGATATAATCTTAATGCTATATGTCCACATTGCTCTCACGAGCATCTTGATTCGTGGGAATATTACATGAATGACGGTGATGAAGGTGTACAATTTTGTGCACACTGTGAAAAACAATTTAAGGTAGTATGTGACATAACGACTACTTACTCAACTTATAAATTAGGGCGGAGTAGTTAAACTACCGGACAAGTGTAAGCTGTTAAAACGCTTGCACATAACTTTAAATTACCCAATGATTGACGGCGTTTTAATCAGCTTGACACGATTGTTAATTTACGGGACGGGAGATTGATATGTTATTAACTTTATTGTTTATAGCAAATATAATTTTTGCTATTGTGCCACCTTACGACTTTCACAATGTAATAAATGCATTTGCTGCTGGTTTTGTTGGTTATGCTTTAATGGAAAAAATATATGACAAATGGGAAGAGCGGCAGTCAAGCTAACTTTTACATCACTTGCGCCGACTAAAACGAAAGAACTTAAATATGAAAAATAAATCTGATAAAACCAACAATATTCAAAAATGCGCTGACGATGATGCGTCAAGTGCATGTATTGTTAGCTGGCAAAAACAATGTAATTGCAAAGGATATTCAAATATGCCAGGCTGGACAAATAAGTCAAAATTAACAGGCGATAAATATTCCGTATCAATTGGATTAATTCAAGAACCCGTCTGTGAGAAATGCAGAAAGCCGTGGAAATTAGTGTTCATTTAACATAGTATTAAGCGGCTTATAAATTATTGTATTCTTTATAAAGCATTGAATAAAGTAGAAGACAAAACAAGCAAACAAACCAGGGCACTATATAATTAACTGGAATATTAATTTGAAATTGGAGAAAATATGATAAACTTTATTGCTAATAATTTATATGAATGTAGTTTGCTGTTAGTGCTCTGGTTTTGTTGTTTAATAAAATATGAAATAATGCGATTAAACAGAAAAGAGAAAAATGAAGATACATTGTAAATCAGAAAATTTATTTCATTCAATTGTTTATGCAAATGAACAAGATGAATTTAGAAAGAAATATTTTTCTGGCAATAAAACATTTAATTCAATGCCAATAATATTGGTTTCTCTTTATGACGAAAAGACATTAACTCAATTGGGAACTTGTTGGCGTGATTGGTCAATAGCAGCTAAATTTCTTTATACGGATAAAGAAACGATTTATTATATGTTATTAAAAGCACCAGAGTTTAAAGAAATTTGGCTTGAAGAAAGCATAATTGGTAAAAGCAAAAAAAAGACATATAGATTTTGTACATTATCTGGGTTATCAAAAGAAAAAACAGCAGATTTGATAACTCGTTATAGAGATTATTTGCAAGAAATAATTAATAAAGAACACGGAGAATATATACCGATTAACTGGTCAAAAAAAGAGAATATTAACAAACCTGATGTCGAAAAATGTTAAAAGAATTAGCAAACGATCCGTATAAATATAAAGATAATTTTCAATCTAAATCAAGACGTAAGTTTATGATTAAATATTTTGAAAATAAATTATCAGGGAAGTTAATTAATATTGGTAATGAAAATCCTTTGTGTGATAACTTAAATAGAAAATATAAAGGCAAATAAAAAATGAAATGCAAGTGTAAAGAATATAAAGAACTGTTAGAAAAGTCAAGTAAACTTTTCAGGCAGTATTTTCAAAAAGAGAATGAAAAAATATTTTTTGAAGAATTTAATGAAGAACCGAGTGAAGTATATAAGGTTTTAAATGAAATTGAAAAAGTATTATCTGAATGAAAACTTGCAAACATGAAAATACAATTGAGCGCAATAACGGCAAACTAAAATATTGCCTTGATTGTGATAGTGAATTTAAAGATGGTAGGTGGAAGAAAATTAAAATTTATAAAAACAAAAGGAAATGAATATGAAATTATTTGAAACTTTTAAGATCAAAAAAGAGTATAGGAAAGCTATTGAATGCATATTCAAAGAAATCAAATTAGCTCAATCGGCTTATTGGTTAGCGTCTCAAGTATACCAAGGTGCTAATGAAAATTTAATAAAATCTCTGCAAGAGTTATATCCAGAATTAAAAGATTATACGTTCAATGTAAATTATAAAACATTTGAAGTGAAACTAACTTATTATTCAAAAGAACGAATTGATAGAGATTTGAAAGTAAAAGCTAATGTACGAAATATGCAGACTAAAAAATAAACGCTGTTCATTTGTAGCTATTTCAAAGAATGTTGAATATTGCGGATTGCAAATTGGAGAAAACAGAATAAGCAAAATAAAGAAATGTTCCAAAAGGTGAAATATGAATTTAAGAAAAAATATAGAAAATGAACTTAAAAAATCTTTGGCTGAAGAAGGTATCACGCAAGATTTAATTGATTGTGTAGATTTAGAAATAGAATATACTCCTGTACTTGCTATAAAAGGAGAGAATATTTCTGATGCTATAGAAGTAATAAAAACTAAGAATGGATATTTTGTAAAGCATCCGTTTATAAATAAAGTGATCAATGAAGATGAATTAAAAATAATGCGATGTAGATATTTGCTGAGTCGATAAATATGGAATTAAATAAAGCTCAAAAAATAGCAGATAAAGTTCTTAACGAATTAAAACCGCATTGTGAAAGAATTGAAATAGCCGGAAGTATCCGCAGACAAAAATCAGATGTCAAGGATATTGAAATAGTTGCTATCCCAAAGCCTTATGATGTTGGCTTATTTGAGTCGGGAATTGCAACTGTAGTTAATAAATGGAAAAAGATAAAAGGCGAACTTCCATGCAAATATATGCAAAGAGTTTTACCGGAAGGAATTAATTTAGATTTATTTTTTGCTACCGAAGATAACTGGGGGGTAATATTTGCAATTAGAACCGGCAGCGCCGAGTTTTCGCATAAAGTTTTAGCTGTAGGTTGGTCGAAATTAGGTTACAAATCAGAAAATGGGATTTTAATTAAAGATGGTCAAAAATATTACATTCATGAAGAAATAGATTTGTTTAATTTATTGAATTTAGATTATGTTTATCCTGAGGATAGAGTATGATTTCAACTGAAAGGTTATATCGCGTAAAATGTCAACATTGTGAAAGAAAGTTTATTATTACAGATGAACCAGATAAACTATGGTGTCCATTTTGCAGAAGAAAAATAATTTAACTCATTTCTCTCCTTAAGTTAGTGAGTGAAGCCCTGGCTTTGATTAGTCGGGGTTTTTTTAATGGTATTTAATTAACTCAAAAATAAGTTATTAATAAACAATAGTTTAACCATGCTAATATGGCTTAATAAAAACAATAGTTTATAATCAGTTTTATATGCAAAAAATTAAAAACGAGCTATTCAATAAAAACAATAGTTTAGCAGTACAAAAAAAGTTAAAAAGTGCTTGACTTTTACAATAAAAAGTATTATATTTATATTGTAATTAATGACAAACTAAATAAGGAGAGAGTCATGAGAGAAGAAAAACAATACTGCTGCGAATGCGGCGAAAAGTTTGATACGTTTGAAATGGAATCCGTTGAATTTGTAAGTACAGTTGAATGGATGTGTTTTGAATGTTACAAAGCAAAAGTAATGAATGAAATTAAAAAAACTGCTGGCAAAATTTTCTTTGTTGAATTTGTCAAAAAAGACGGTTCAATCAGAAAAATGCTGGCACGTACCGGAGTAAAAAAAGGTATTAATGGCAATGGTCATTCACTCAAAGAAGAAACAAAGAATCATGTTATTCGAGTTTATGACATGATGAAACAAGCCTGGAGAACTATTACTTATGATAAAGTAATCCGGTTTTCTGGCAATAAGATAGCTTTTGAACTTAACTAAAGGAGCATAGAATGACAAATTTAACACATCCGAGATTTGTAAAACCAAATAATGATAATTTGGTTAGATTAGCAGCAAATGCAACTTTAATTTATAATGGTCAAGGGAGATATTATGTTTCAGATCAAAATGCTTATAATCAGTTCAGATCTGAATTAAATCGGTTATCAAAATTAGAAACTGAAATTCATAAAACAATTATTCAATCTGTTTAACTAACTTTCAGCGTTTGGCAGTATCGCTTTGAATAACTGCCTAATTTTAATTTAAGGAGATTAAAAATGAAAATAATTAATTATAATAATCAGAAAATTGAAATTAAGACTTATAATGATAATACAATTATGTGGTGTTCACATTGGGAATTAGTTCCTTCAATGGCTGAAGATGGAATTTTGGGAAGCAGATTTTATCAAGGACTTTGGGCACATACAGAATATTTTATTAAAAAATAGCATATTTAAAAACAGGAGTTTTAAAATGGATAATAAATTATACGAAGAAGAAAAAAAAGAATCTCGACAATTAATTGAACATATTTTAGATGAATGTAATCTCCAAGATTTAAGAACTATCTATGATATATTAATTGAAGAAGGTTATATGCATGAAACATATTATCAAAATAAAGAAGCCGATAAAATTAATAAAAATTATGAATCTTATAAACAATTAAATTGGAGTTAATAATGAAAAACTTTACATTTTATTTAGATCCAGAAACAATCGAAAAAATGAAAAAACAAATCAAGCAATCGCATCCCAAATTTCGCAGTCAGGCTCACTTTGTAGAGACTGCAATTTATGAACTTATTGAAAAGGAGAAAAAGAATGGATGATAAAATTGAAATGTTGGCAAAAAAATTAACTCAATATCAAATGGATTTGCTATGTAGTATTTGCAATTTTCCACGTTCGTATACTTTTCAACAGAGAATAGCAATATTAAAAAATATCCAAAAAAGTTGTAACTTAATTGATGAATTTGGTAACTAATTAATTTAAGGAGAGAGTTATGAAACGAGAATTAATTCCAATGACAAATGACGAGATGCGATACAAAGCACCGTCAATCTTTGCAGAAGCACCGAAACATGATGTTTCAAATCGTTATCAGTTTGTACCAACTGTTGATATGATTCAATTGTTGAATCGTGAAGGCTGGTTGGTTCATGAAGTATAAGAATCCAGGGCTAACAAATCAGAAAATTATGGATTTACAAAGCACATTGTAAGAATGTTTCTACCTGAATTAATTTTGAACGGCGAAACAATCGAATCCGTGATTATTAATTCACATAATCGAACATCAACTTATCAAATGATGATGGGAGTTTATAGAATGATTTGTGAAAACGGGATGATTGTAGGTGATACATTTAATCAGATTTCAATCAAGCATATCGGAGATCAAGCAGAACAGATTGTCAATGCAAGTTATCAAGTTATTGAATCGGCTCCGCTCGTTGCTGATAATATTTCAGTAATGAAAGACATTGAACTTGATAATAACGAGCAAAAATTACTTGCTGAAAGTGTTTTAATGATCGAACATGATCAGGCAGAACTTGAAACAATGAAGGTTAATCCAGAATCATTATTGCGGTCAAGGCGTTGGGAAGATAGACTAGATACAAGTCTATGGACTACGTTTAACAAAGTGCAAGAAAATTACATGAAAGGAAATTTCAAATTTAGCAAGGTCGATGATAACGGAAGAGAACATCGCCGGAAATCAAGACAGATAAAAAACATTGACAGAGATATTAAATTCAATCGAGCACTTTGGCATTTAACCGAAACGATGAAAAACCTAAAAGTAAAATAAAATATCTCTCTTTATCACAAAGCCTTGTCATTAATTTGGCAAGGCTTTTTTTATGGAACTTTTATAAATTAAATATGTTAAATGATTATGAAATTAAAAGATGAAAAATGTGGATGTGGAAAACCAGCCAAATATTTAGGTCAAGATGGTAATGGCGCTTGTAATAAATATGGACGGTGTCCAACTTATGAAGAACTGCAAGTTCAGGAAAGATTAATAAAAAATATTTGCGATGAAATAGAATGCAAATGTGAACCCCTTGGATTAGGGTTAGTTATGAAGGCGGAGCATTTATGTAAGACAATGCGCGGTATTAAAAAAAAAGGATATATGAAAACGTCTGATTTAAGGGGAGTTTTTAGAAAACACGAAGTAAGACAAGAATTTTTTAGTTTAATTAACATTTAGTTACAAATAATAGAAGAATTTTAATATGTCAGATCAAAAACAAAGTAAATTAACCAAGTTTGAGAAGTTTAAGAAATAGTAGATATGCAGCAAGGGAAAAAAATAGATTACAAAAAAGAAACTGTTTTAGAAGCAATTAAAAACAGTCATGGAATTATATTGTCAGTTGCCAATAATTTAAAATGTAATTGGGCAACTGCCAGAACATATATTAACAACTGGAAAGAAACAAAACAAGCTTTAGAAGATGAAAAAGAAACTTTCGGCGATTTTGTAGAATCAAAGGCAATGGAATGTGTTCAAAATAACAGTGAACAAATGATTAGATTCTATCTTACAACACTTTTTAAAGATCGAGGATTTACTGAAAAGAAAGAACTTGAACATACTGGCAAAGATGGAGGCCCAATACAATCCGAAAATGTAGATAAATTAGAAAAGATTATTGAAAATATGTCAGACGAAGATCGTAAAACATTCTTTGAAATATATGAACGCAGCAACGGAATTAAATAATGAAAATATGTCATGTTGAAATAGATAGTTATTTAATGAAAGCTATAAAAGAAACTGGACAATTTAGATGTTATTGTGGTAGTATTACAGAAATAAGATTTTATAAAAATAGAGTATGTATGGAAATACATCAAAATGAATTAAAAAAAATATCAAATGGAATTAAGTGAATTTTCAAGACAGGAATTAGATTTAGTTAAATGCAGAATTGATCCTGTTTTTTTTATTACGAGATATTGTTTTTCAATTGATAATGAAGATAAAAAAATAAAATTAATTCCAAATTATGATTATGTTGTAGATTTAATAAAAGAGATACATGCAGAAAAAGATAATTTAATAGAAAAATCCAGGCGTATGCTTGTATCTTGGATTTCACAAGCATATAATGTTTGGGGGTTATTATTTGAAAATGGTTATCTTGCTTTAAATTTAAGCAGAAACGAAAGCCTTGTAGATGACCGTACAGCTGATTCATTATTTGGTAAAATGCGATTTGTATTTGATAGGCTTCCAGACTGGATGGTTAAAGAACAATTTGGAGAGTATCATAATTCAGATTTTTATATCAGATATTTAAGAGCGGTAAATAAATTAAGAAACAATTACATTAAGGGTGAATCAACTAATACAGAAGCAGGGCGTGGTGGTGGTTATAGTAAGATATTTGCCGATGAATATGGATTTGTACCAAAATCAGAAACTGTATACGCTGCTTTTTCTTCTGCTTGTAAAATAGGAAAGAACTTAATTACGACTCCACCGTGGTCAGGGAAGAAATGTTGTTTCTATCGATTAAGAAAAGATTCTATTGAAAGCAAAAATGATTATAACTTAATTAGAGTTCATTGGTCAGAACATCCGGACCGTAATGAAGAATGGTATAAAAAAGAATGTTCTGATAAAACCAAAGATGAAATTGCTCGTGAATTAGATATTGATTGGAATGTTTCTGTTAAGGGTAGGATATTAGAACAATGGAATGCAGAACAACATAAAATTAAATATAAATATCAACCAGAATTAAAACTTGATATAGATTTCGATTTTGGAATTGGTGAAAGTCCGGTTTCAATTGGTTATAGCCAAGACTTGCCAAGTGGAGAAACGGTATATTTTAAAGATTATGAATACGAGAAAAAAACAGTTGATCAAATAGCTCCCGAACAATTTATGGAACTTTTTAATCTTGGGGTCATTAAAGATATAAATTTCATAACGGAATTAAATAATATAAAAGGTTTTACAGATGAGAAGATAAATGAACGCATTGGATTAGTAAAAAAATACAAAATAAAAAAATTGTTAAATTCAATACGTTGTTTTGGTGATCCGTCAGGGAAAGCAAAGGGCGCAACTGGAAAGAGTTGGATTTCAGAGTTTGAGAAATATGGGTTTCAAATTGATTATACTTTCAATGCTAAATTAAGAGACTTGGAATATGGTCATTTGTTATTACAGAGAATGATAATGAAAAGTCAATTATTATGTACAGAGAATTGTCATATAACAATTGATTCATTAGAGAATTATAAACGTAAAACTGATAGCGATGGAAATGTACTGGATTCAAAATTAGTGAGTGATGACTGGGCAAAGCATCGAGTTGACGGAATTCGTTATAAAGCAATTAATACAAAAAACCATGTTGATATAGATTATAAGAATTTAAAAAGTCAAATACCAGCGGGGTTGTAATGAGAAATTACAAAAAAGAATTAAAAGAAATTGCCATATATGCATTTGTTGTTGGAGTGTATGTTGGTGTGGTAATAATGTATTTATGGGTGCGTATCTATTATAAAATATAAAAGGACAAGTGATTTAATTGCCAGCAAAGAATAAAGGATTTTCTACACATCCAGATTATGATAAATTATATGATAAATGGATGTTTTATTTACTTACTTATGAAGGCGGAGACGAATACAAAGAAGTTGGTGGAAAAGATTATCTATATCAACATACAAGAGAGCAGCCGGACGATTATAATTTTCGTTCTAAACGTGCAATCTTTGAATCAATAAGCTATATTATAATAAATTCATGGGGCTCTCATATTCGTAGAAAGAGAATACAGCGAATAGGCGGAAATGATGCGTTTGAATTATTTAATAATAATTGCGATTTAAACGGTCACAATTTAGATTATTTTATGATGGAAAAAGTTTTTCCAGTTGTCCAGGCTGATGGATTTTCTTATGTTGTAGTTGATTTTCCAAAGTCAGATGAAGAAATTAATTCAGATTTGGAGAGACAAGAAGCTGGCATTAATCCGTATTTAGTACAATATTACCCAACAGATGCGATAAATTGGAAGTGGAAAAATGGTAAGTTTGAATGGATTATATTTAAAGAAACTAATTTTGTTGGTGATGAAGATCCGCTTAAATTAAATAACCAAAGCATTGAAACAAGCTACAAATTATGGACAAAAGATGAATGGTTAGAATACGATCAAAACAAAAAAGAGACAAACAGCGGAACTCATAATTTTGGTGAAGTTCCTGTAACTGTATTTTACAATAAAGAAAGTTTGATTTACAATTTACCGATTGGACTTTCGGCATTAAAAACAATTGCGGAGATTGATCGAAAAGTTTATAATATGAATTCATTACTTGATGAATTTTTATATCGACAATGTTTTGTGCAGTTGGTGATGGATGAAAAAATGTTAGGTAAAATTATTGAAACTGGTACGACACGAGTTTTGGTTGGGAAAGAAGATGATTTAAAGCCATTCTTTTTAGAGCCGGGCACTGGCAGTGCTGAATATATTGTTTCAGAAAGAGATCGTTTTGTTGATTCTGCTTATAAACATGGAATGGTTCGTGGTGATAATTATGTAACCAAACAAACAGATCAAAGCGGAGTTTCAAAGGCTTATGATTTGCATGACAGTAATCAGAATATAGCTCAAAAATCTAAAAACATGGAAGCTGGAGAGAATAATATACATAGATTATTAAAAGATTTTCATGGTGAAGTTAATGCAATTTATCCGTATAATTTTGACATTAAAACATTGAATGAAGAACTAAAAGAAACACTTGATATTTTTAAGGCTGATATGGGTTCGGTAACTTATGCAAGGTCAAAAGCTATGTCATTAGTTAATCGTGATTTGGAAAATGCTGATCCTGAATTATTAAAGAAAATAAAATCAGAGCTTGAAACTGCTAATCCGGCATTGGACTTTGAGCAGCGTATTGAAGGGATGAAAAATTTAATATTTAGCGTTGAAGATATAATTAAACAAGAGAATCCAGACCGTAAAGAATCAGATATTAAAACACAAATAGAGCGTGGGTTAGAATTAAAAAAAGCAGCTGAAGGCGATGAACCAAGAGAACCAGAACCAACATTACAGGAGCTTGCTATTTAATGGGTGCGATTAAATCATATATCAGATTGGGTGTCAAAAATCTTGCAGCTCAAGAAGAACGTAAAAAAGCAAGAGAACATTTAGAATTAGCAGTTGAACAAAAACTTATTAAATTATTAGACGCCTTTGAAAAAGGCAATCATACAGTTGAAGAGTTTGCAGTTTTAGCAACTGATATTATATTTGCTAATATTTACGGTCAGGAATGGTTTTACAAAGAACTCGATCAAAGAGAAAATGAATTTATTGAAGAAGAGAAGTTTTATAGTAAGTTGAGCATTGAAGAAATACAGAGATTGAGACCTTTGGATTTGGTTCAGTTAACTAAAGATTTAGTTAATAAACATGGGATTTTTGAGAATGAAAAATAAAAAACATTTGATAATGCGTATATTTCCTTTTTTGAAATGCAATTTTAGTTGTAGCTATTGTACTGCATATCGAAAGTATGCGAAACCAATAAATCTAAAACGAGATATTATTTCAGCTAAAGATTGGCTGAAAGCAATTAACTGTAATAATTTATACGATTCATTTGATGAAAAATTTAGTATTCGATTATCAGGGGGAGAACCTGGACTTTACAAAGATTTAGCTGGACTATGCGATGGAATAGAACATAGAAATATTTATATTTATTCTAATATTTCAAGACAAGTGTTTCCGAGACTTTTAACTTTAAAAAAAGAAATTATTTTTTATCCGTCATTTCATGTTTTAGAAGAAAAAAAAGACGGAAGTAATTATCAAGAATGGTATCAAAGAGTTTACGAACTCAAACAAAAAGGACACAAAATAATGATGCCACATTCGCCAGATGATGGGAGCGTGGGAAATTTGCCTGTAATGAAAACTAAAATAGAAGATATGAATTATAGTCCGTATTTGAATGGATGTAGAATGAATGCAAAAGAAATAAAAAAAGTATATTGTTTTACAGGGCAATATGTAATTGACAGTGCCGGCGAAATATTTAATTGTCAATCAGGGCTTTGGGCAAATGATAAATCTTTAAGTTTAGGAAATATTAAAAATACAAAATGGAATGAAATTCCAAAATGGTTTTATTGTGATCAATGTGGTAAATGTCATGTTTGCAGTCAAGCAAAAGTAATAAAAGATTTGAATGGAAATATTTTTGATCTTGATAATGAATGGCAGTTAAAAATAAAAAAACAATTAGAACAAGAATTTCAAGCGAGACAGTTAAGGAGTGGGTAGAAAATGTTATGAAACAAAAATAAAATTAATAAGTTAAATAAGTAATATAAACAAAGACCTGACACGCCGAACGCCGACCGCATGCGGTTAGTAGGCGAGTCTTAACATGCGGAGGTTAATATGCCAAGAAAAAAAGGTTTTTTACATTCAGAACAAACAAAGAAAAAAATAAGTGCTGCATTAATTGGAATAAAGAGAACAGAACAGCAAATACAAAATTTAAAAAATGCGCTTAAAAACAAAAAGAAAACAATAAGAAAAATTAAACCGCCTATTCATAGATTTTCAATAAATTTTGTTATTGATAAAGAAACAAAATGTTGGAATTGGATAAAATCAACTGATGGGTATGGATATGGGAATTTTTATTATAATAGAAAACAATCAAAAGCGCATAGATTTAGCTATGAATTTTTTATAAATAAAATACCACCAAACATGTTAGTTTGTCATCATTGTGATAATCCAAGTTGTGTTAATCCTGAACATTTATTTTTGGGTACACACAAGGACAATTTGCAAGATATGGTAAAAAAAGGAAGATCATTAACGGGAGATAGGAATCCATCGAGGAAATATCCAGAAAAACTTGTTCGTGGTGAAATTCATCATCAAGCAAAACTAACAAATAATGATATATTAGAAATAAGAAATATGTATAAAACTGGTAATTATTCCCATAGAGAGATAAGTAAAATATTTAATATTAGCAAAACTAATACAGGGGATATTATAAGAAAAAAGATTTGGGTACATATATAATGATCAAACTAATTGGACGTGGAAGATTGCCAAAGCAATCCAATCTAAATCGTCTTAATTCAGAACAATTAAGAAATGTATTAGCTCGTTTTGGGATTAAGCCGATTGATATACGGAATCAAATGCTCAGAGAATTCGCAAAGCCTGCAGCGCAAATCAGACATATCCAAAAGCAAGGAATGGTCATCGATGAAGCAATGCGAAATCAACTTCGAGGACAGATCAAGCGAATTAACACATCATTGCAGCGTAGGATGGTTAACAAAGCGATTGAGCAATTTTATCAAGAAAGAAATAAAGTTTTATATCCAGATGATTTGAGCAAGCGCATTTGGATTTGGGTTTGTATGTTAAAGGGAAGTTGTAAATCATGTATCCGCAGACATAATGTAGTTCATAGTTGGAATGAATGGGAACGTTTGGGAATGCCAAAAAGTGATGCATTGATTTGCGGAGGCAGCTGCCATTGTCATCTACAAAGACGACCAGATATTAAAGGTATTAAAATAGAAAAAAGTCCAGATGATTTACAAAACTTAAGGACGCGACAAAGAACAAAAAAAGAAGTTAAGCAAGTAAAAGATGATATTGTTTCGGGGAAAATAAGACCAAACTTTGATTATGTAGAAAGGAAAATAAAAGAAATTAATAAACGAGATATAACTATAGCAGAAAAAAGAGAACAAATAATTGCGATATCATTTAGTAGGTCGTTGACTAAAAGTGAATACGGTGAAATATTTACAAAATATTTAAAAGGCTAATAATGCCAGCATTAAAAGTAGACATAGAAGGTGTACATGAACTTGATTTTAAAATAAGCCAATTTATTAATTTTATTGGCAAAGATTGGAATAAGACAACTTTGAAGGTTGGTAAGTTTGGGGTTAATACATTTAAAGCGCATATATTAAGAGGTGAAGCAATGGGCAACATGCATTGGGGTAATCCGACAAAAATGCGATTTGCTCCTAATGTATTATCATTACAAGAAGATTATGCTGAAGAAAAATTAAAAGCTGTAGGCTTTACTCATCCAATTTTAATTAGATCAAGAAAAATGTTCAATGATATTAAGTTTAAAATAAATACATCGTGGAAACATTTTGCAAGTGGTAATCGTATAAGATTAAGTTGGGGGTTTAAAACAAAAAGAAGTCAAATAATAGCAAAGGCGCATTTTGATGGGATTAAAAGAACTAAAAATCCCACCCCTGTTATAAGGGTTCCATTCTTTTTTACAATACAAGAAAACAAATTTATCAATTTTTTATATAGACAAGCGACAATAAAAGCATTAAGAAAAGCACGATTAAAAAGTACAAAGGGAATTTAATGTTTAGACGAGATTTTCTACAATTTTTAGGGATTTTTTCAATGGTGCCGAGTGCAATATTTGTAAAAGAAAACAATGTATTCAATATGATAATATCAAGTGATCTATTTAAATTATATATAAATCTCAATACCAACAAAATGGAATGGATTGAAATTGATAATATAAAATATTACAACGATGCTTTTAATAGTGTCGATTTAAATATACATTATTTACGAAATAATTTTGATTTTGTTGATATGCCTTCTAATGTAGAACAATATATACAAAAAAGCCCGCTAATTGTTACGCTGAATATTTGGTTTAAGAATGGGGATAAACAACTTATAAGAGATGATAATATAAAAATAAATATATTAACAAAATAGGAATATAATGTCAGAAGAAAAAACAGAACAAAACCAAGAAATGGTATTAATAACAATAGTACAAAAAAATAATAGATTAGAATGGAGATCAGGAAAAGGAATAAATGCACAAGCAGTTGAACAGATTTTATTATCTTGTTTAGAAGCTCAAAAGCGAATAAATATAAAAAATGATATATTGATGGAACTAAATAAGCCGCAGATAGTTAAACCGATAATTGCAGATATTGGGAGAGTTAAGCATTGATCTTTGAATATTATTGTAAAAAATGTGAAAACCGATTTGAAGAACTGACAACGGATTGTAGTAAACAAATTTCTTTATGTCCTGATTGTCAGCAACCTTCAAATCGTATAATAAGCAAAGTTAATTTTAATGCGGTCGATTTAAAAAGCCAGAGAATATTCGGACATGGAACTTAATGCAAAAATTAACAAAACAAGAGATATCAAAAGTATTAGATCAATTAATCGAAAATGAAAAAGCGGCTTGTATTCAGATTAATTACAATGGTTATGGCAAAGATGAATTTACAGCTTGTTATGTTAAGTTACCAATTGATAAATTAGATATTTCAAATATTGAAAGTGCTAAATTAGAAGGATGTTTTATAAATAAAAAATAGTTGTATATTAAATAAAAGTTTTATAAATTAAATAAATCGGTAATCTTTAAAAGTAGAGCCGAATTATGTTTAACTGTACGATGGGGTGCAGGGCGCATAATTCGGCTTTTTTTATTTACAAACAGGAGAATTAACTAATGTCTGACGAGAACAAAAACACGGGCGGGACTGAAGAGTCTAAAAAAACTGGCGGGACTGAAGAGTCTAAAAAAACTGAATTTAATCAAGATTCATTTAATAAGGGTTTTGAAAAAGCAGATGCAAGAAGCAAGACAAAGATTGAAGAGTTGCAAAAAAAAGTTGACGAGTATGAAGTTCTTCAAGCTGAAATTAATAAGAAAAAAGAAGATGAAGAACAGAATAAACTTAAAGACAAAGCGGAGTTTGACAAAGCTCTTGTAAATGTAAAAAAGACACATTCAGAAGAAAAAGCGACTCTTGAAAATGAGAAAAGTCAATTAACAGAACAATTAAGAAGTAGAATAATTAAAACGGAACTATACAAAATAGTATCTGAAGTTGATATAATTCCATCTGCGATTGGTGATGTGGTAGAATTGTCTTATAATATCATGGATTATACGGTTGAAAATATTGACGGAAAACAAATTGATAAAGTATTTCCATCGCATAACGGTACTCCAATGATGGATGAAAAGACCGGAGAGCCACTAACTGTTAAGGGTTATTTTGAACAATTGCTTGAAAGAAAACCACATTATAAAAAATCTCTATCATCTGGTGGCAGTGGTTCTCAAACTAATTCAGGAATAGGTGGAAAACCAATCTTAAATTCAACGGATGCTATTCGTAAAGGACGTAAAGACAGAATGATAAACAGATAAGGAAGTGATTTTAGTGGCAAGTTTAACATTAGCAGAAGCAGCAAAATATTCACAAAATCCGCTTGTACAGGGAGTAATGAAAGAATTTCTAACACCGGATACATTTGCATCTCAAATTCCATTTATTCCGCTTAACGGTGGAAAGGCTCGGTTTTTCAATCGAGAATTAACTGATGCAAAAACAACCGTAGGTGCTTTGGACGTAGCGGGAACTCCGGTTGCATCACAGGCAACAGTAACACAAATAACTCATATTCTCGGCAGGCTTGCAGGAGATGCACAGGTTGATAACTTTGAGAGTGTTACACTTTCAGATATTAATGACCAAATGGACGAAGCGATTGCAAAGAAAGCTCGTGGATTGGGTAGATTGTTTCGGCAATATATAATTAAAGGTTCTGGTACATTTCCGCAGTTTGAAGGTATAGATTCGCTTGTTGATTCAAGCAATATGTGGAAAGCAGCAGGTACAACTACAGCCGGCGCAGCTATAACTTTTGCACTGTTAGATGAAACAATGGATTTGGTTGTTCAGGATGGAGAGAAAATGTTCTGGGCAATGGATAAAACCAATATGCGAAAATTGAAAGCTTTATACCGTGCTTTAGGCGGTATAGAACCTGAAAAAGTTGAAATCGGTTGGATTGATCCGATAACAGGTGATGAAACCGGTCGTAAAGTAATGAGTTATTCCGGTGTACCTATTTTCAGAAATGATAATATTACGGCAGAATCAACCTATGGCAAAACAGGAAAATATCGAGTTTCTTTTGGTATTTTAGACGAAGAAGCTGGACTTGTTGGTATTATGCCACGAGATAATGATCCTGGTGTTCGGTTATTTCCAATCGGACAAAAAGATGCACTTGGCGAAGAAGCCGAACGTCTTGAGATGTATGTTGGATTGAGTTTAAGTTCAACGAAGGGACTTGGTCAGCTTGTGAATGTATTAAATTAACAGCAAAATACAGGGGTATTAATTTACCCCTGTTTAATTTTTAAGGATTGTTATGAAACCAAGAAAATTTAAAGTAACAAATGTAAATAATTTTACAGACCATATAGGTACAATTCCGGTTATTAATAGTATCGCAACTGTTACAGAAGAAAGCCAATTACGTATAATTGATCGCCAAAAAACATTAGGAGATTTCTGTTTTGAAGAAATCATCGAAAAGCCAAAAAAGATTAAAGCCAATAATATCAATAAATATGATGTTGAAGAACGAAGTAAAGACAATAAAGAAAACATTACAAAGTCTTCAACCGTTGAGAAGTTTATTAAACGTGGAACTGGTAGCAGGGGTAGACCGAAAAAGCAACGACAAAACTTATGATATTATAAAAGGCTATGCTGATGTGTTATTCTTTTTTGACTTTAAAGATAATTTTTCAGAGATTAGAAACAAATTAATAAAACGATCTTCTGGTGATTGGATATTAGTTGTTGATGGACACGAACTGTTCTTTGATATTGATAAAATTACTCATTTATTGTTAGATTGTCCGCCAAGCGTAGAAGCTTTTGCTTTTTTATTAGAAATGTCCCCGGCTGAAGGCGGGACTATTGGTCAACAGGTTAGGCTTTTTAAAAACGATGTTAATCGAATATATTATGAAGGATCGGTACACAATAAATTAACAATTGATACTACAGCAGATTCATACGCAACCGACCTTATTAAAATATATCATGACCGACCGAAAAGCAAAAGAGCCGAACGTTATCCACAACGCAAAAAAATGATAACAGAGAAGTTTCTAAAAGCATTAGAAAAGAATCCAAATGATGCCAGGGCTAATTTCTATGTGGGGACTTATTATTTATCGACAAGCATTGAGAAAGATAGCTCTGGAGCGATAACAGATAGTCGAAATGTTGATAAAAAAGTATTAAATAAATCAATACCATATTTAGAAAAATATATTGAAGTATCAGATTTTTATGAGGAAAAATATTTAGCGAAATGGTATCTTGCACAAGCTTATTATCATTTAGGGGATGTTGAAAAAACAAAAGAAATTGCCTATGATATGTTTGAACAAATGCACGAACTGCCACTGGCACAAGAGATGCTTGGAGAAATATTTTTAAAAGATGGGTTACAAAATAAAGACAATCGAAGTATTGGGCTTGCTGAGTTTTGGTTTCAGAATTCACGTAACAAAAAGATACCCTTTGTTAGTTGTTTTTTTCCCAAAGCTTTTTTTACTTATTTACCCTGGGATCGTTTGACGGAAATTTATTCTCGGATTGGTCGATTGACGGATGCTATTATTGCAGGAGAAGAACTTATTAAATTTCCAGACTATCCGCAAGATAAGCGAAAAGAAATCAATAAATGCTTAGCAGAATGGAAACAATTATATCAAGAAAAAACAGGAATAAATTTGAATGAAAATTCTAATCGTAGTCGGTCAAGGGATAGGCAATTTAGTAATGTTCACGCCATTAATAACGGCGATAAGCAAACTGTACAAAACTAAAGTTGATCTTTTAGTAATTCCGACCTGGGAAGGGTCAAGTTCTATTCTTAAGAATGATGAGTTTGTATATGAGATATTTGGAGATAAAAATCCTAAATTTACATATAAGTATGATCTAATGATTGAAACCTGGTGGGGTGTCAATAATGTAAAAATATCATTTGATTGCAAAAAAGTTATTACAGCAAAACAACCAAACTATTTCAATCAACACGAAATAGAATATAATATGGATTTAGCTCGTGAGTTGGGATGGGAAGGAGAAACTCCGAAACAGTGGGTGAATCATAACAAATTACCAAAATTGAAATTAAAAGTTAACAGTAGAATCGGTATTCATTCAGGGTGTTTTGGCGGGGTGTGGAAAAAAAAGAAATATCCACATTTTTATGAATTAATTTCTGAACTTGCAAAAGATAATTTGATTTTGAATTTTGGTTCTGAAAAAGAAAAGATAGTTAATAATGATGGATTATTAGGTGATTTATTTGTTGAGTATGCTGGAAATTTAGATTTGCAAGGAACCATTGATTTGATGACATCTTGCGATTATTTTATTTCAAACGATTCTGGATTAATGCACATAGCGGACGCTTTAAATATTCCGTTGATTGCTTTGTTTGGACCAACGTTAATAACAAAGAATCGACCTATAAATGAAAATAGTAATGTTTTAGTAAATACAATGACATGCCAACCATGTCAATATACAGAAGATTTTAATAGATGTCAAGACAACAAATGTTTACAATTTAAACCAGAAATGATAATAAATTATATGAAAAAATTAAATTGGATAAGTGATTAAATGGCAAGACCATTTTATTGTAATATAACGAGCGATCTCCAAGATGTCTATGCAGAGATTGAACAATATGCAAGCACAAGGTTTTCATTAAAGGGCTTTGAAGTGCATAGCGCTGGTGGTTCAATTTATAAATCCTACAATACTGGACAAGTAAATGAATTGCTTGATGATGGTGTACGTCTTACAGAAGTTTCTACAATTGCTTCAATAGATGCGATCTCAAAATGGTATTATGACTCTACCAATGATATTCTATATGTTCGTAATTCAGATTCAACTGATCCCGATAGTTCGGAAACTGAAAAAGGATTTGATTGGGAAGTTGTAAAAACAAGAGCAAGGGATAAAGCGCAGGATGAAATTGACGGATTACTTGATGCCAGATTTCCACGACCCATTCCACAAATGAGACAATATCACGCTACTGATTATAATTATGATATAGGTCTTGTTAAGTCTTGTGCATTATTTACTTGTGCAAATATTCTTAATATGTTTGGTGATTTTGATGAAGCTAAAAAATTAAGAGATCAAGTTGTAAATAGCGAAACCAGTGATGGTATTATTGACAAGTATAATAATGGGCGGATGCGATTTAGCTGGGAAACTACTCCTGATGAATTAGCAAGCTATAATATAGAGCAGGATGTCAGTAATACCGGAACTGGCTTCATTGAATTATTTGGACGTTATGGGGGGGCTGAAGATATTGAAGACCCGCTTGTTGATTGGGATTTGGGTGATGAGGTTTGGCAAATTGAAATTGATACCGCAGGTGCTACCGGAACGGCAACTTTTAAATGGTCTCGTGATGACGGGGCTACTTATGAAACAACATTGAAAGCAACAAATTATGAATCAATTAGTTTAGGGGCTGGAATTAAAGTTAAATTCTGGGATAGAGATGGTGCATTTGTTTTAAGTGATAAATGGCGAATATTTTTATTTACAGATCGTAGAGAAGATATTGTTCAGCCGCCAACTGTGATATTGAGAGGATAATGTGGTAAAAAAAGTTAAGATTGGAAGTTCTATATTTAATGTGAATTATGTTGATGGGTTAAAAGATGGGAATGATAGTTTATATGGTCATATTGAATATAGCGATTTAATAATTACAGTTAATAATAAACATCACAAAAGACAACAAGAAAAAACAATATTACATGAAATGGTTCACGCAATGGCAGAAGAAAATCAAATAAATTGGAATGAAAAAAAAATAATCGTTATAACAAATATTTTAATGTCTTTAATAATAGATAATAAACAATTTTTTAAGGATGTTTTAGATGGCAGTTAATTACACTGATAATATAATCGAAAGACTTGTAAAAATATTAAAAGCTGAATTTAAAACGTCTATTAATGTTTTTAAAACAGATCGACCGGATATACATAAAAAGTCTATTTGCTTAACAGAAGGATTAGGAATAAATGAACATACTTGGGCACCTGATATTTTAGTTGATAGATTTGCAATTGATATAATTTTAAGACACCCCTGGCAAAAAGATGAAAATAAAAAAGAATGGTTAAATAAAGATTTACATAAAATTAAAGTTTCGATATTGGGTAGTAGGTCAGATTCAATAACTAATTGGTTTAATGGATTGGTTAATGATTCTGATCCGATAGAAATTGAAAATGACGAAGAAGACAAACCGAAATTCTGGAAAAAAATACTACATTTTAGTTGTTTGATAGCTTATGACAGAACGGAGTAACTTATGAACAAACCAGACAAAAAAATAACAGTAACTGCAAAAGATGGTTTTATACAACGTAGATTGCGTACAATTGCAGGATTAAAAAAGTCAGATTTTAGAAAGTTAAAACGTGGTGAAAAAGTAAAAATAGATAAATATTTATTTGAACGTCATCAAGATATATTACAAAAGGAAGTGATTTAATTGGCAATGACAATCTATACAAGTTTAGACGAACAATGGTGCTTTGCTGAACAAACAACTTGGGGAACAGCAGTTGCGGATTCGGCTGCCGGGCTTGGAATTTTAACAGAAGGATTTGGCGTAAATTCTGAAATTAATTTCAGGAATCCACCGAGAGCAAGGGCACAACGATATAATACTCTTGCAGATATGCAAGCAGATCAAAAAGGAGTTGTATATCAAACTGAAGGAATGAATACACCGGCAACACTTACACAATTAGATGTTTTGCTTTATGGATTAATGCAAAGCGTTACTGAAAGTTCTGGTACTCCATTTGAAAAGACTCTTATTTTTCCACAAACTCAACCGGATTTTAGTAATAATGCTGGTGAGTTTTTTACAATGTGGAATGCTCAACAAGTAGCATCTACTGATGCAAAATTACATGATGCTATTATATCAGAATTAACTTTAACTTGTGCACCTGATGCAAATGAAGGTGAATTATGGGTTGCTCCTGTTTTTATGGGATTGAATCATTCTGATGTAGCTAATTATTCAGGAACGATAACATATCCATCTTTGGCAGCTGCAAATCAATATTATTTTTATGATGTTATAACTGTTACATTGGGTGGAGATGCATGTATATTAGGGGATGGTGGTGTAACAATGACGTTACGAAATAATGCCAGAAAAATAGGTCAAGCATCAGGCATACCGCAAAATTTTGCATTACCACGATATGAAGCTGAATTAACTTTTAATATATTGTGGGACGGTACAGCACGAAATTTAATGGCAGATGCAAAAGCAGGAACTACAGTTGCATTTGTTCTTACATGGGGAAGCTCTGGGGTAAGTGGACATTTATCATTTACAGGATCAGCAAAAATAAACAATGCTGTTAATATTATTCATGCAATTGAAGGAAATTTTGTTGATGTTAATTTAACAGCAGGCGGCACATTTGGAAGTACAGAACC